CCCAGGCCGTTGCGCTTGAGAACGAGCTTCAGACAGCCCTACACTCGACCCTAGAGGTTGTAAAAGATGTAACGGATGGGGAGGAAAAGCCCTCTCATCCCCTTTTCAAGGACTATGACAATGAGTGAAGAAGAGAACTTCGACAAGGACGGATTAGGCAACCCTATCATGTCCAGCGGGACGATAGCAAATGCTACGGACGAGCAGCTGGCAGGAGAGAAAGAAGAACTGGATCCCGAGCAGGTTGAGGCAGCTCAGCGTATGTACCTCTCTGAGGTCATGCGACAGCTTTCCAACTCTGAGAGATTCAAGCGTTTCTTCGAGATCAACTATCAGGTACAGACGTACTTTGACAAGGAAAAGCAAACCTTCGACATTAGGCTCATTGAGCTTCCACCTGAGTTGGCCTCTAAGAGGCTTCACGAGTTGGCCACTAAGCATGTAGAAGCGCATACACCTATGGTGGAAACCGCCACTATGGCTGACGTAGCTGCTCTCAACGACTTCGAGAAGCGAAATCCCGAGGTAAAGAAGTAATGACCAAAACCGAGTTTGCAAACCTAGCCGAATGTGAAGGCTGGGAACACGTTCTAACGTCTGTTGGTCCTGGGCAACTCGATGATGCAGGCCTGGCCGAGGCTCTATCGGACGCTCAGGAAGCTTTCAAGATTCTTGTGGAAGCAACCCCAGAGGCAACATACACTTTCTTTGATGACGATGAGGATGATTTAGAAGAATTGGATTTTGGCTAAGACGAGTGCAATCAAAGTAGGACAAACCTACGGGTCGTGGCTGGTGTTGGAGGATCACGGACGCAAGTTCTATTGTGTCTGTACCGCCTGTGGGAAGACTAACAAGTTCCTTCCCGGCTACAACCTCACTTCTGGGAGAACCAGAATGTGCAAAGCGTGCGCGACTAGGCTAAAGAGGGAAACTCACGGCATGTCGGACTCCCCAGAGTACAATACTTGGGTGCATATGAACCAACGCTGCCACAATCCTAAGAACAAGGACTACCCGCAGTACGGAGGTCGAGGCATCACAGTTTACCCTCTGTGGAGAAACAGTTTTGAGGCTTTCTACATGATGATAGGGAAGCGCCCCCACATAGACGATACCATTGAGCGTATCGACTACAACAAAAGTTACGTGCCTGGGAATGTCAAATGGGCTTCTCGGCAGGAACAAGTGCTCAACAAGAGTGACAATGTGAATCTAGAGATAGATGGCGTTACTAAAACGGTATCCCAGTGGGCTGCAGACAGCCCCGTGAGCGGCTTTACCATATACAAGAGAATCAAGAGAGGATGGCTAGAAACTTATGGCCCCTATAAAACAGTATTCGAGCCATCCGCAAAAACAGTGGAGTTGGCCCCCACCCCCGACGACGAAACCGAAGATGATTAGGAAGGCCGAGACCGTGGTATGCTATGAATGTGGAAACTACTTCACTCCGACCGGCCTCAGTATGCACGAGGGAAGCGAGAAGTGTCGCCTGACCAAGCTAGCCAAGCCCCTGAAGGTGGAGACTCTTGAAGAACAAGCACGAATGCAGGCCAAAGGAAAGGCTTGTATCGCCAAGAACGTAGCCAAGGCCATATACTCCAGAAACCTGGAGCACATGTGCGGCTTGGAAAAGGCCAAGACAAAGCTTTTACACACCGACATGGATTGCGCGGTACTCGAAGAGTATTGGGTCCATGAGTGGGTGTTTCGTATTTGGGAGCAACAGAACAGGACCGGATATACCAGAACGGCCTACTCCCTGTTAGAAAACCTCAATAGGATGCCTAAGGACGAGCGTGAAAGCGAAATCGGCCTAATCATGCTAGGAATGTACGCCTGATGGCTAGAGCAGGAATCAACTCCCGTGACAAGGGCGCTAGAGGCGAAGGCCAAGTTTGTGCTCTCCTAAAGAAGTGGTGGGGCTCTGACTTTGCGAGAACTCCCAGCTCCGGTGGGTTCAAAACCAAGAAGTTCCGAGAGGACTGGAATGCCGAGGGCGATGTTGTCACGCCTGACGAGACGTTTCCGTTCTCAGTGGAAGTGAAGTGGCAGGAGGATTGGACCCTAGACCAGCTTCTGACAGCGCCCAAGAATAAGATCTGGGACTGGTGGGAACAGGCTAAGCGAGAGACAGCCTCAGACAAGCTGCCCTTATTGGTGTTCAAGAAGAACCGACACCCCTGGTTCGTTATGATGACAGAGAACGGTATAGCCACCGCTCCACAAACAGACTTTATGAAAAGCTCAATGATACGAGTTACCGACAGGCAAGGCCAGACAGCCTATATCAGGTTGTTTGACGACTTGCTGAAAGAGCACAAGAAGCTCTGGGAGCGAACATGACCAAGAAGAAGTCAAAGAAGCAAATGGAAGAAGAACTTCCCCGGTGCAAAGAGTGCGGGAAGATCATCCTAGTCTGTGTTTGTGAGAAGAACGAGCTGAAGAAGTGAGCACAAAGGGGCGTACAAAGTTTGTTGTGGCGGGATCGCATCCCCTGCTTGGGTTGGTGAGGAATCACTTTATCCAGAAGGGGCTTGCCCTAGTCCCGTGGGATGACGAGCCAGACTTCTGTCTGATCGGAGCAGGATTGGAGAATGAGGAACATCCACCTCTTGCCCAGCTGGAACTCCAGAAGATGCAGGTGGAGAACCTGCCTGTGCTCCTACTGTCTGTCTCTGATATCTGCCTTCTGGGGGAGGAGCCTAGGGAGGAAAACGCAGTGGGCTATCCTATGTACCTGCCAGCTGAAGATAGAAGCGCTTTCCTTTATGCTATGGCAGCTGAGCACTTATTCTTGGAGAGGGATGGCCGCTCCATCGTGGTTCGCCCCTTCAATGTCTACGGCCCTGATATTACTGGGGACCTGGTACACGAGTCTCTTGCCCTGTCCCGAAAGAGCGCGGTTCTGGTGAATCCCAAGGGAAAGTGGACATCCACCTCCTTTATACACCAGGAGGACTTTCTCAAGTGCCTGGACCTGCTCCTAGCCAAGAAAGCCGATGGAATCTTCAATGTAGGCTCTCCTGAGTCCGTTACCTACGTGAACCTCCTCAGAAACGTTTGGAAGTTCGTAAATGGGGGAGGTTCGGAGCCTCATATTGCCCAGGCACCGTCTAAGGGCGATATGGAGAATGAAGCACCCAGCGTATTAAAGCTCCACAAGACCATAGGCTGGCTTCCTAGCACCTCTCTGAGATCCAGGATATTCAAAATGGTGGAAGACGGCAAATAGATAGTCGTATTACTTGTTTATTACACCTTCGCGTGGTAAACTATAGAAGGTTCTATATCAGTGATATACTTCTATAGAGAGTTTCGAAGCGAAGTCCTGTCAGACCCCATGGGCTTCACTCATGCTGATTTAGAGGCTAGAGAACTCAGCAGGACCAATGCCTCCGGTTTATCGGAGATGGTTACGTACCAAGATGGCACTTTGTTAGTGGTTGCTACCTATCTTAGGGGCAAGAAACGATACCAAGGGCTAAAATCAAACCAAGCGGCAAAGAATAACTTGCCACCCACGGCGTAAAGCCGTATAATTACAAGCAGTTGCAGCCCAACGTATAAGCGGCAAAGCAACTGCTTCCATATACCCGACCGATAAAGATAAGGACATTTTACTATGGCAATGGTAGACGCAGACTGGAGCATTGACCGTGCGACAGGCAATATTAGATACATCGGAGATGACCACACCTTGGATGGTGGCTCCCCTTCCTACGCTACAGTAATTCAGTTTCACCGTTGGGTCCAGGACTTCGCGGATAACGAGGCTTACGACTCTGGCGGAGCTGATACAGATAACATCGAAGTCGATATCATCGACAAGAACCCATCTAACAGATCTACGGATAACATTATCACGTTGGTCAATGGGTTCAATGTGGATGCAACAGCTATTGAGCACCTTTATGATGGAACGATCATTCAGGGCTCTGGTCCAACCGAGGAACGATGGGACGGTATCGTTAACTTTGGTCAGCCTAGCGCGCACATTCAGCTTCTTCAGGACGGCTCTGTCCTTTCTGATGACTACTGGAACTATGGTTTTGCACAGGGCAATGCCACAACTCCGGGCAGCGCCACTGTACTGACTGACACCGGGCTTTCGCTGACAGTTGATGAGTTTGTTGGATACACCATCAAGAATATCACTGATGGCTCTCGCGGAATCATCACCTCGAACACAGCTAATACCGTTACTGTTGCTGAGCTTTACGGCGGCACGCTTGACACTTGGACGATAGCAGACGCCTACCACATCGCAGTTCCTCTTAACGGCGACTCTGGTGCTGGTATTTCCCACCGCTTCATGGTGAAGACTCGCGAGTTCGGTGTGGACATTGACCGTAGACGATTGGTCGGTACGACTCGTCGTTACGGCAACACTTACGGTGAGTTCAAGATCAACGGTACATCGCAGGGCAACAACGTTCTGGCTTTGTCCGACTCTGGCGACTTGAATAACACCACATCGTGGGCAACTATTGACGCCCTTGTTGACATCACCAATACAGAAGGCTTGCGCCTGATTGATATTTCCGGTGATGGCACTGACGAGGAATACTACTCTGAGTGGGACCGTGGCGGTAACACCATTAACGTATTCTACGAGTACCTGAAGCTGATGTCCGCTGATGCAACAGCAGAGACACTCCAGGGCGAGAATGGTGAGTTGCATCGTGGTGTTACGCACTCCGTTCCTTACGACCTTGAGACAGGCGCACCAACTACGGCTACCAATGACAAGCATGTCTATGGTACGTTGATTAATACCGGCGCTGTCGGAACTGGTCCTTTCGTTGTTGGTGAGGCAGTCCATGAGGACACGGATCCTCCAGTATGGAAGGGTCGAGTACTTGGCGTTGACACGGTTGGCCCTTCGCTCATCGTTGATATCGAGTTCGGTACAGTCGGCACGGAAGCATTCACCGGACAAACCTCCGGTGCTACAGCTACAGCCACAACGAGCACAGCTCAGCTTTCCGCTGGTGAAATGAAGGTCTTGGCCTTTGATGACCAGGGAACTTCTGGTGTCTTCTACCCACAGGTTACAAAGGGCATTGCTCCTCTTGATAACACGCTTGTATATGACGCAACGGATCACACGGACTTCTACACGCTGAGTGCAAACGCAACTGAGCGAGCGGTATCCACCCCATTCGTTGGTGCTTCCACAGGCTCGGCACTGATTGGTGCTTACGGTCTTGGTCTTGAAGCAGCAGATACTGCAGCTGCAGATACGTACTTCGATCTTTCGAACACGGCTATTACGCCTCCTAACACGGTTACCTTCACCGTGTCTGGATTCATCTCCGGTGACTACGTGCTCTGCACTGAGGATAACGGCGGTGATATCAACTTCACGCAGATGACTTCTGATGGAACATCCCTTACGGGTGCTGCCGTTGATACCGTTGGTGTTGTTGCAATCCCATCCGATACTCCTCTAACGGCTGGCTCTAAGGGTGGTATCCGTATTGAGCGTGCTGATGGCCTTTACAGCCTTCACAGGTATACATCTCTTGACCTTACCCTGGACGAGTTCACGATCCCATCGTTCGACTTCTCGTCCAACAACGCAACTCACCCCTTCAATGTGTTCGTGTCCTACCTGGACCTCGTAACTGCATTGACTTCGGAGAACTTCGCCTACGTTTACAGCTCTGACAGAACTCACTTTGTTCGAGTACGAGACGGAGGAGCCACACCTATTAAGACCGCAGAAGCAACAGGTACAATGACCAACACAGGCGGTGTTGCTTCGGTCAACCGTATTGATGATGTCTAATGTTGCGGCCCGAGGATAGGACATTAGCTGCCTATTCTAAAGGCGGTGAATGGGTTGAAGCATAATGGCAGTTCCAACTTATGGCACTGATCTAGCCCTTATTGATGATGCACAGGCTGTAGGCTCCTACTCGGCAACGGGTGGAGGTGCGGCTGCGCTCAATGATGAGACTGATTACTTCATCAACAACACGCAGTGTATCTCGAAGAATGGTTTCACGGCTACAACGAAGGGCATCATCCACGATGACGTAGCCGCGCCGACTATTACTGCGGGCGATTGCGTCTTTATATGGGCTCGTCAGGCGAACCGCAACATCTTGGACACCATCGCCAATAGCGGTGGTGCGGTTATCATGGGGACCTCCAATGCGAACTACGACTTTTGGAACGTAGACGGTTCTAACGCCGAAGGTTCTAACCTTCTCTCGTGGATCACGTATGCAGTAGACCCCACGGCTACCGCAGACGGAACGGTCGGTACTCCGGGTACCTACGATCACTTCGGATTCCGTTGGAAGATTCTTGGTTCGGGCTCTCTGAAGGGCGCACCCAACGCAGTAGGTGTCTCGCGACACGGTCGCGAGCTGACTGTCATTGATGGGCAGGCCGCAAACTATGGCACCTTCCTGGGCGCGGGTACCTTCGACTCTGACATTACTCGACGATGGGGCATCCTCACTCCCGTTTCGGGTGGTTACTGGTTCCACGGCGCTTTCGTTATGGGAACGGTCGCAACATCGGTTGACTTCCGCGACTCTGACAGAAACATAAACGTCCTAGACGACCCACACGCACCTACAGGATTCAACGAGTTCGAGATTAGGAATGCGTCGAGTAACGTCGAGTGGACGAACATTGTTATCAAGCACCTTGGAGCGAACACGAACCCTTCGCTTCTCACCCTCAACGTTGGCACGTTCACCGGCTTGCTTTGCCAGTTTGATGGAATGTCAACTACTACGTTCTCCTCCACACAGAGCTGTACCTTTTCCACATGGTCGAACAGCGACCGCATCAACTTGAACGAGGCCGACATCTCTGGGTCGAGCATCCTCACCCCGACCGTCGCAGCGGACGAGGGCGCGGTTTTTGACGACCGCACGACTACCGGCGCAACGAACATCTCTGAGCTTGATAACTGCGAGTTCTCTATAGGAACCAACTCTCATCACGCCATCCGATTTGGTACAGGCGTGGATGATGATATTACTCTCACAGGTATTGAGTTCACAGGCTTCTCTGCTACAGCAGACGCTACAAACGCTACTCTTCGTTTCGATGCCACCACAGGCACGATGAACGTCAACTTGGTTGACTGCACAGTAGATGGCAACCCTGCAACTACAGCTAACGTTGGTGTGGATGATGCAGCTGGTATTGTAGTAACCCTTGTCGTTGACCCCAAGACCACTAAACTCACCATCACAGAGGCTGATGGCACTTTCATTGAGAATGCCAGAGTGTTCTTGGAGACCGCAGACAATGGTGGAGGCTCCGGTTTTCCTTACCAAGCGGCTACTTCCACCTTGACACAAGCCGCAGGCGTGGCTACATTAACAGCGAGTGCGGCACATGGATTGGATACGGGCGATAAGGTTGTCGTTCGTGGTGCAGCTGAGCAGCCGTACAACGCTGTTGCATCTATCACTGTCACAAGCACAACTGTATTCACTTATGCAGTTGATTCAGGAGCTACAACACCTGCTGGTGGAACACCAGTATTCTCATACGTCCCTATTCAGGGACTAACTAACGCAAGCGGCGTAATCCAGTCCTCAAAGACATGGCCCGCTTCACAGTCCCTAAAAGGCTATGCGCGCAAGAGTTCAGCTTCACCTTACTTTAAACAATCAGCGATTAGTATTGCCGATGCCAGTGGTGGCACCGACTTACAAGTTGCATTACAACCGGACGAATAACAATGACCATTGGATCCACGAGCGGAAAAGAACCAGATCACATCGAAGACGGCGACCTCAAGACGCTGGACGAAATGAGGGGTGCTATGAAGGACCTGCACAAGGCTAAGCTCTCGTTGAATGAGAAGGCCACTGTCGAAGGTGTCATGGTTCAGATAGACGTGCTGAGGCAGCAGATGGAAATGCAGGGCGAGCAGATGAATAGGCTCATCGGGATGTACACCACGATGCGAGACGAGTTCGACCAGTACAAGAGGCAGCGTGTCATCGAGCTACAGTCTTGGCTAGCCAATGGTGGGTCTACTACACCCGAAGATATGGAGAAGTAAACTCCCGTGGCTCTCAGTCTCGACCCAGCAACAAAGGTGATTACGATTCCGCAAGCAGATTTGACGTTTGTGTCGGGAACGTTGTACGAGCTGGATACTAATGCTTTTCGCCTAAATGTATTGGCGTTGATATCTAGTGAGCCTTATATCTGGATGCCAGATGCCTATATCCACAATACTGAGGTAACTGTGGCAGGGACTACCTTTGCCCGCACCTTGGAATTTATCAATGGATATAGCGTAGAGTTTGAGAACCTTTCCTATTCCGTGCGCCTTTCTGGTTCGAACAATAACATCTTTGATGTTGAAAATGGTATCCTAGTACAGAATCTTGTACAGGTTATTGCACAAAACTCCGGTGGTCTAATCGTCAGTGTCCCAGCTCTCACAGCTCAGGAAACTGCGGACGCAGTATGGACCCCACCAGCTACCGATTACACAGACCCGCTAACTATGGGCGGCAAGCTGTTCACAACCCTTGCTGCTTTGCCTACAGATACGCGAGATGCTGTTTGGACAGCCGCAACCACCTTGTACTCCGATGATACTAAGATGGGCGGCAAGATTCTGGCAGACCTAACCGCCCTTCTTACTGCTCTTAGTGGCGGGGTGGATTTGTCACCTACGCAGACACTTCAGCTCAAAGAGATTTGGCAGGTTCTGGGCCTAGACCCAGCCAACGTGCTTACAGTATCCAAGACCCTACGAACAGCAGGTACAGCTGTTACACAAACAATCCAAGAGGATGTTCCAGTCGCAGGCTCGGTGCGCGTAACTAAGACATAATGGCTACCATAACTGTCATAGCTGACCCACTATCTATTGCTACCCATGGCCTACTTGATGGGTCGTTTGGTACGGCTATACGTGGTTGGATCATCTATGAGGAGATTCAAGACATCGTATCCGTTCCCCTGGCCCCAGGCTGGTGGGTTCGTAGAGACGAGACAGAGCAGTGGTACGGCCCCTTATCCTACAGGGATGCTAACCACCAGGCTAGAACTATGACCAAGCCTAAATACCTCACCAATGCTATTACCGTTGAGTATGCGCAGGTTGGTCAGGTTGTTGGCGCGCGTCCAGGGGATCCTTCCACCTTGCAGCCCGAGATGAAGGTTGTATACTTGTACGAGAACGGCAAGCAGTACCTTGGTGGCCGAATGGCCGAGTTCAACAAAGACAAGGTTCCGGTAACATGACAGCGGCTAAGGTATACGCCGACTACCAGACGTATGTAGACCTGCTTCTTGAGCAGAGGCCTACGCGCATCATTGGGTTTGACGAGACAGGCAATGGAGCTATAGCTGGTCCGCTGGCTGTAGGTGCATGCGCTCTTGAGCTTGACTTCTCAAAGAAGGTCAAAGACTCTAAGCGCTATTCTGATTCGTCCCGCCTAAAGGCGTATGCGATGGTGAAAGCCGAGTCTCTTAGTAGCAAGACGTTCTATGCGTATCCTGATGCCATTCTGGAGCACGGACATGCGGCTTCTCTCACCGACCTTTACACACAAGCCCTTACATATATGTATGAGGAGTATGGAGACGCTGGGCTTTACATCTTGGACGGAAACCAGGTTGTTCAGGGCCTAGACATCCCGCATACAGCTTTAGTGAAAGCCGATGACTTTATTCCAGCAGTGTCAGCCGCTTCTATTGTGGCTAAGGTAGATCGTGATTATATTATGCAAAGCATACAGCCCGATCCCTGGCACTTTGAAAGGTCCAAAGGGTATCCGACCCCCGACCACCTTAGGGTGCTCGCTGCGAGGGGTCCTATAGAGGGCATACACAGAATGAATATCGAAAAGGTTCAGAAAGCCTTCGATAAAGTAGGATGGTACAAAGAATAAGACAATGCAAAAGCCGATAGAACAAATCAAGCACGGAGACAAAATCCTTGCAGCAATGGAAGAAGAAGCCCTCTTCTTCGTTGAGGATATCCGCAGGGCTACTGGCTTAGACAAGAAAACTCTACAAAGTGCTCTGTCTAGGCTACTCAAGAACCGCTACCTATACAAGAATGATAGGGGCCAGTGGTTTAGGTTAGAGGACTAAGAGTAGGGACAACATGGGGAAAAAGATATCACTATACGGTGTGGAGGACTGGTCCTCTGGTCACCATTTGGCCGCGTTAGAAGCTTACATCGCTAAGGGGCACTCGTGCGCCACCAACAGCGTGCAAACAGCTGTACAAGCGTGCCTTGAGCTTTTGGGTACCCGGTCTTCTATAGTTCCGGTTATCCTTCCAGTAACAGCTCCGCCCGACACCTTAGCTGGTGTGCTGAGAGCGGGAGCACACCCTATGCTTCTGGACATTGATGAGGACACTCTTCAAATGGATCCAGCACAGCTCAGGGATGCCATAGCTTTGTTGGCTGAGGATGAGAGGGTGCCAATTGTCCTTTTCAATCGGCCATTTGGCAGTCCTGTTTCGCCAGACTTGCTGGTGCAGGTAGACGAGCTATGCTCTATTTGTGACTCGCGCCTGGTTCCCCACCCTGATTTGGTGGAGGAGGACCTGCCCGCAGTGTTCAATATCTTTGACCTGACACCGATTTGTGGCAATGGAGCAGTAGTTGTTCATGCCTTCCCCAAGCAGATGGCACAGCTCAGAGCCGTCAGAAACGGGCCTATGGGCCTCGCTGGGGCACTCTCCGAGGTCCAAGCCAAGAACGTATTGGCTCACCTAAAGAGCTACCCACTTGAGATAAGTCTTTATAAGAGCATGGTTTGTAGCTATCTTGAAGAGCCAGAAGCTCCAGAGCATCTATTGCATAGCAAATGGCCCGCTCCCCTGTGGTTCCGAGTTCCTAATGCTCGCAAAGCCGTGGCCCAACTGGCTTCCTATGGTATTGAAGCAGCGGTGGGCCTAACTCCTCTATACATCCTTGAAGAGGTTAGGAATAGGTACCAAGAGGAGCCTGAGTATCCTGTAGCCGATAAGCTACAGAACAGTTTTGTATGTGTCCCAACCCACCAGAATGTGCAGGGCCACGAGAAGAAGATTATCCAGCACATCAACGAGGTACAAAGTGAGTAAGAAGAACGTAGCTGTCCATATGCCCGAGATGATCCCTACGGAGCTTCTCACAGAGCACCCCCGAAACTCTAATAAGCAGTCTAAGCACATGTTTAAACAACTTAGGGAATCCATTCGGGAACAAGGATTTGATGAGACCCTTACCGTGGTTCCCCGAGATGACGGGAATGATGGGTATTGGATCGTGGCAGGAAACCATCGCTTCCGAGCTGGGGTAGCAGAGGGAATGGATGAGTTCCCCGGTGTGGTCCGAAAGGATTGGGATGCCGTGCAGCAGCAGATTGAGATAGTTCGCAGAAACTATGTTCGTGGCGCAATCGACAAAGATGCTTTCACCATCGCTGTCAACGCTTTGTCCGCCGAGCAAGAGGTTACGGTAGCTGAGATCCGAGAGGCTATGGGCTTTGAGGACACTGAGGCATTCCTTGACTACTACAAGGAAGAGAACGAGCGCCAAGAGAGAGCTATGGCTGCAGCAGTCGAGCACCGCAGTAGCGCACCCGCTATCAACATGATTGATGACATGGGACTCGTGCTGTCCACAATCTTCGAGGAGCACGGGGACACAGTTCCTTACAGCTTTCTCATCTTCCCCGCCGGGGGTAGATCCCACATGTTTTGTGCAGCTACACCCGCTTTGGTGCGTAGCCTCACATCTGTAGCTGAGTATTGTATCGCAAATCACCTGGATATCAACGTTGTTTTGGGCGGATTGCTCACGATTGGCATAGATACCAGCGGTATGATAGGCTCTAAGGAAGTAATTGAGGCGGGCTCCGTGGACCTGGACAAGGAACCTAAAGAAGAGTTCTAATGAAACGATACCAAAACTGCTCCTGGCCCGTAAAGCTATGGCGCTGCCGATGGCACCTCCTTAGGCCCTTCTGGGCTATCAGGTTCTACTGGTACAGCGATAAGAGGACCACGACCTTCTCTGATGCGTGGAGCTATGCTCATGGCTGGGCTCACTACTGCATGGAGTGGTGGTACACCCACGATGAGGTCCGAGATCAAATGAAAGACAAGTTTAGATGACCGTAGAGATACATACTCCGAGCCCTATTATTAGGCCAGAGGACATCACAATGGACGACCTTAGAAACCTTTCTAAGGACTCGTTTCCGCTGTGGTGCCTGGCTCATGGAGCTGAGGTCGATAACAACCCTGTGGAGTTCGAACACCATAGGTATCTCCTACCTGTCTATGCAGACCAGTCCAATGAGGTCGTGCTCGCTAAAGCAGCACAGCTTGGAGCTACTGTTTGGATGATGCTCCGCATCCTGTGGTGGCTGCACGCTCACCCAGGGCGTAAAGCAGGGCTGTACATGCCCAATAAGGAGCTTGTGGACAACACCTCCGCCGACCGTCTCACCCCGCTCATGCAGTCTGTGCCTCCTATTCGTGAGATATCTGATGTGAACGACAAGCTGGGCCTACGAAAGGTTGGGAAGTCGTCTTTCTACCTCTTACACCTGGGGGGTAAGTCAGCAAAGGACTCCGTGCCTTTGGACTACGTTAGCTTCGACGAGATTCGTCTCTGTAGTGACAAGGATATCGACCAGACGATGGAACGTATCGCTCACTCACCCTACAAGATGAAGCTATTCGCTTCTACTACAGGTTTACCAGGGTCGAACATCGACATGCGGTTCAACCTGGGCCGCCAGTATACGTGGCAAGCCAAGTGTGGCTGCCCCGATGGCTGCAACTTAGCCAGAACATTCCCTGACTGCATCGTTCCTGATGACCCAAGGCGACCCGGTGAGGTCTACCTTCGCTGCCCCAAGTGCAAGTACGAGATCAAGAACCCTCAGAACGGGCGCTATGAGTCTCACAACCCAGGGGCAGACTACAACAGCTACCATGTGTCCCAGCTGGTGTCCAGGTTCATTACTCCTAAAGAGATTTGGGACTTCTGGAAGAGAACCACTAACCGTGCTGAGTTCTACAATGCTAAACTGGGCCTTCCCTACGTGGATGCCGAGAACATGGGCATTACCCTGCCGCTCCTCAAAGCTGCCGTGGATGATAGCCTCCCGTGGGCCGAGCCCCGGAAGCAGGCAAGCAAGTGTGCTATGGGCGTTGACCAGGGCGCTGGTTACTTGATGGTGACTATCTCTGATCTGAAGGAAGGTAAGAAGCGCATACGCCACGTTGAGATCATCGAGCAGCACAACCCCGCCTATCGTGGCCCTGAGGGGGAGATCCTTAGCCCCTTCAACCGTTTGGGAGAGCTAATGCATGAGTTCAATATAGGATTGGCTGTGGTGGATTACATGCCTAACACAAATGATGCCCTACAATTCGCTCGTCAGTTCCCAGGGCGCGTATTCCTCGCCTACTACTCCAGGGATGCCAAGGAAGTTGTGCAGTGGAACGACAAGAAGCAATACAAGGATACGATTCGGAAAGCTGGGCCTTTTCTCAAGTTCAAGCACACCTGTCAGATAGGTAGGTTCCCCTCCCTGGATTATATGTTCGGTGAGTTGAAGTCGGGTGCTTATGTCATACCTGACCCCGAGCGCCTACGTCAAATGGCTTACGATGAGAAGACCAACATCTTGGTTCCAATGGCTCCTTGTCAGCTTTTGTTCAACCACCTCACCCGCCTGGTGAAGCAGTGGCACGAAACGAACGAAGAGACAGGTGATGGAAAATGGCAGTGGGTCTACGCAGGAGGAGATCCTCATTTGGCTCACTCGCTTAACTACTGTAACGTTGCGTTAGAGCGAATGAAGAGACAAACCCTCTTCACATTCGCCTAAACAAAGGGGATTTGTACCGTGCCATATATCAAACAAGAAGACAGACTACCAATACCAGAAATGATTCCTGAGTCTGCAGGAGACCTAAACTACCTTTTCACTAAGCTCATACAAGAGTACATTGACGAGCGAGGTGGATTGAGCTATGCTATAATTAACGAAGTAGTAGGTGTTCTCGAATGCGCCAAGCTAGAGCTGTATAGGCGGCTAGCGGCACCTTACGAAGACGAAAAGAGAGAGCTGAATGGGGATGTCTACTGAACATCCCCCCAGTGCCCCATCTACAACACCTCTTTCCCGGCCCTACAAGGGGTCATACAGCGGACTATAAGCCCACCATGACCTCCACCCCCTTCAAGCCCAAATCGGCCCCTAAGAAGGCCCCGAGTGTTACTCTTACCCAAGAGGAAGAAACCTGCAACCGTCTCCTAGACGAGGTTAGGAGCCTTCACAGACAGCTTTATGAGGTTCGCTTTGAGGTGAACAAGGCTGGACCTGACTTTGACAGAATGTCTGTAGTAGGTGGTGTTCAGAAGATCACGAAAGATATGCGCGAAGCACAAGCTAACGTCCGTAAGCTCGAAAAAGAGCTGGACAAGATGATAAAGAATTCCTAGAGGAGAGATAGATAAGATGAGACTGTTACAAATACTAGCTCTTTCATTTTTGGTGTTAGCTGCTGGCTGCCCCAAAGAGAAGCGAGCCCTAAACATTGCGAGAAAGTCCGTTGAGATTTCAGCGCAGACTGTTCAACTTGCTGACCTACAGGTTAGCTTTCTTTACCAAGATGCAGCAGAGACTTGTCTCGCGTCTTGGGACACCCGCGCCTCCTACGATGCTTGTATCGCGAAGTGGGACAAGACCGTACTAGCCGTCAACGCGATGAAGATCTCTCTTCTATCGCTGGAGACCGCTCTGGACGCATGGGAAGCTGGTAGCCCCAACGGAAGAGACAATCTTCTAGGTGCTGCGGCATGCTTCGTTGAAACCATGGTAAACGTTCAAAGCTTGTTAGCTGTTCTGGGAACAGATGTTCCTGCCATTAACCAAGGCCTCGCTACTGTATCCGGCATGTTCGGTGAAGGTGGCATTGCCTGCCCACAAGGAGTTACACCATGAATTGGTCATCAGTAACTAAAATCATCCCATCCGTTATCTCGTTCGTAGGTAGCATGATTGGTACCCGCAAGCGCCCACCTAAGAGAGCCGACGAGATCCTAGGCGGTGCTGACGAGCTTACAGAGTCCCAGAAAGCAAAGGCCGCTGCAGATGCTGCAGCTGATGCTAAATTCGGCAAGTAATGCTGCGTAAGACGATCCTGTCAGCTATACTAAAGACTCACTCTTTACCAACACAGGAGAACCCTTAATGCGGCTCACAACCAAAGATAAGATCGTAATGGTCTTCGTTCCCATTCTATCAACTGTGGGACTATATGCAGCTCTTGCTTACAAACACCTCTGGTGGCCCTTCTAAATGCTCATAGGAGACATCGTAACTTTCTTAACATGCTTAATCTTTGCCCCACCCTTTGTAGTGTGGGCTATTCACCACCTCAGTAGGAAGAAATGATTATGACAAACATCTTTATTGACATTCTCGGAGAGACCGAGGACGAGCCAAAAGAGAAGAGGGTAGCCGAGCCAGTGCCTGTAGCCAGGCCCGACCGCCAACTCAGAAAGCAAGTAATCAATATTGATGGTGAGGTTATTGACGACCCTTACGCTTAGACACCCGACAAGACAAAAAGGCCCCTAGGATCACTCCTAGGGGCCTTTTCCAATTCAGCCGTGGATGGACAGCATCGCTAGGGCTATTATCTCGGGGTCTGTAAGTTGCTCCACGAAATCCTGGTCGAATATACCAGTGTCCAGAGACATATAGCCTGTATCATCTTGAATAAGAGCGGCTAGGCCCCCAGGGGTGTCTTGTATCTCTACAAACCTAAAGCAGTAGTCTGGCTGGTCTGTTTGTTTGACTACCCAGTACGTCTCGCGCTGCAGATCCGTGCCTCCACAAGTGCGGAAGTAGGGGTCTCTAGTAGGCCTCGAAGACATCTCGCTTAGGGAAGTAAATGATATGGTCGGTTTCAGTGTCGCCCTCGAAGGTAAAGACAGAGAGTTCGATATTCTCTTTGCGTGGGTCGTGGCCCTCGTTCCGGGCTTCGCTCAGCCAAGCAGCCATAATCCAAGGGGCAGGCACATTAGCCTCGTGGACAAGCAGAAAGCAGGTGTTCACAGAGCACGTAGACTCCGCCCAACCGTCCATGTCGGCAACCGCGCGCATACCTGCGTCCTCGTACCAGTTACAAAGCTTTGTGCCTGAGCGAAATGGAGCTTTGTCAACTTTTCCTACTACAATAATAGGTTCAGTGACCACCACAATGTTCTCCTCCAACACCGGAGCATTAGGCACAGCAGGTCCAATCTCCGCTGTGGGTACAGGATCCGGGAACGCAGGCCCCACTTGGTTAGCCTTGTAGACAATAAAGCCTACTAGTGCGATGCAAACCATGCCTGCTATTACTTGTTTCTTATTATCCATTTTCGTCGTCCTTCTCCATAATCTCTGTGTCATCGTCCCAAGAGACAGTTTCCTCTTGTTCAAGTTGTTTACCTCTCCAGTTGTCATAAGGTGCGCCTTGCACAATCTCGTGTTGAATAAAGGCGGCGGCCTTCATGTCTTGGAGCATCATTTCTAGTTCGGTGATGAGTTCATCAAGGGTTTCTCCCATAGGAACCTCGGGGTCAGTGTAACCAAGCCCTGGGTACTCCTCGCAGACGTGGTAGAGCGTTTGCCCACCAGCCTTGACCACAAGGGGCGCATAGCGCCAATGAAACTCCTCTTCTCCCTCTTCCGTGATTACTTCTTTAGTCTTGTCCATCCTCTTATAATCCTTACTCAGAAACCAGCGCAGTGCGTGCATCCAAAATGGGTGGGGCAAATGCGGTGGGTGCCAATTCTTCATATAACTTCTAACATCAGCAAACCAATCACTTCTTGAATATCACCATGATCGTGCAACTCCGCAAGGGGCTCTAGCCTCTTATAGAAGATTTGTCGCTTCATATGCGCGTTATCCGCTCGGTGCATGAGGTCTACGAACCAGGCATCAGCCCACCATTGGGTCTTAGGCTTGATCTCGTACTGGAGATACTCAACGCTGGTGTATGCCTGCATGAGCCCAATGGCATGTCCCACCTTCCTGCGTTCTAAAGCTTTAGCAATCCTGGTGTCCACAAACCGCTTACCAGACTTCTCTAGCTGGTTCCAAATAGCTATTGCGGAGTCACAGTGAACATCAACGCTGTCGATCTGTCTCTCGATAGCAGCTAGCTCCTTCTTGCACTTAATGGAGCGAGCCTCAGCTTTGATAATGCTGGACTTCTTGTACTGGGCGAGCTGTCGAAGCTCGCTCTTTACATCCTGTCGCCATTTCTTCCAAATACGTGCCATTAGCTCCTCAAAAGTAGTGCTCTCTCTACTTGCTCCAGCAATATGCGCATCGTCACACACTTGTCAATGTATTCTGTCTTACCAGAATGGGAGATTCTTGCCTTCCACTGTCCATCCCTAGTCTTGTATACATGTATATCAGCGTTCATTAGTGTAGTCCCTCGGTAGCCGGTTCATAAGGTGTGAAGTCTGTGATTAGGTCGCCCAAGGTCAGGTCTTGCGTAGAGCCACCAGGCACCGTGAGAGTCACCATTGGCTCCCAACCCTCTCCGTGGAGTCTTGGAAAAACGTGTACAATGTAACAAGCAGACGGATCGGGGTCATCCTTGAAGCGCCACTCTGCGGTGCCAAACAACTGCTCCAGCTTCTTACACACCAGGTCAGGAAGATTGATAACTGTAGGGGCCTCTGTGGGTACAGTCTCCACCGGCTTGCGCCTGTTGAAGAAAGCTTTGAAACGCTGCCACCGGGTCGCAGTTGTTTGTTCCACTGCATCCGCAAGGAAGCCGTCCAGGTCTATATCGAAGGCTTCGCTGCCATCATCTGGGATAAACACGAAGCGTCCTTTGATTCCATGCATGTTATTGTCTCTCCAAGATGAGTAGCCCAGCTTCTGATTGAATGCTCTCGGGGTCATCTTTGTATTGCGCTATGTTGTCGTAGAACACTTTTCTCTTTTGTGCGGAGAAGCCAGCATCTTTCATGCCCTTGACCATATCTCCTACCCAGGAGGGAGCCCAATGAGCGTCGAGTAGCTCCACTTTGTCCACTCGACATAGGAGCTTGGTCTTCACAATGAGGATACCACACGTCTCCTGAAGGTCCCGTGCTATCAAAGCTTTAGCAGTCTTGCCATCGAGCCTCTTGTAGCCCTTCTTGGCCATATTGAACATACGCTTGTTAGCGAGGGTGTTCAGCTTGTCCAAGGTATCCGCCTTCTCGTTGAAGTCATCAGCCTGTGCTTGGTGGCGTGCTGCCTTCTGTCGGAAGTATTCCTTGCGAAGCTGTACGTCCTTCATCCCAAACACGTCTGGTAGGTTGGGCGGGAAGCTCCTCTTCTTAGCAGTTCGCATTGGTGCCCCATGCGAGTTGACCACCCCATAAGGATCTGAATCATACGCCATCGTCGTCATCCTTATCTTCCCAGTCAGCATCTTCTATGTCAGCCTCAAGCTGGGGGGCCTCGGGTTCCTCTAGCTTGTTTAGGGAGCCGTGAATCACGCCACGCAATCGCATCTGCTTTTCCTTCTCGTCCATGTTGTCAAACTCCTCAAAGAAGGGAGCGACCTTGAGCGTGTGATCGTGCTCGATGGCCTTACGGGCGAGGATGCCAAGATCCATCATTAACTTATTGCTCTTATCACGAGAGGTCATAACCGTATCTAAAGCTTTATTAGCCGCTGCTGGGTTCGTGTCCTTATGCTTGAAGAACATCTCCCACGCACGCTGCTCTACCTCGGAATAGAGGGAGACAGTCTCACCTACTACCTGCTCCTGATCAATGGTGCGACCGATGGCGGCATACACTTCACGGATCTTCTTTAGCTGCGCATTGATATAGGGCTGGCTAACCTCCTCCAACTGGGCAATCGCCGTCTGGGTGAGCCCCCGAAGTTTGTAGTTCACGATCCTGCGCTGTCGCTCGTTGAGTTCGGCGGGCGGGTCTTTTATCATGTCGTCCATAGCCGCTGCTAAGTCGGTAGGATTCCTGATTAGTCTGTCATCCTTCTTTGTCATCAGTTTCCTCTTCGTGGGTACAGCTGCTTTTGTCAGTGCAGATCGGACACTCGAATACGAGACAATCTACTTCCTCTAGCTGCTCGTCCGTATCGTCCAGGTCGGGCTTCTTTGTGCCAGGGCTATGAGCGCCTTGGTGCCTACTCCACGCTCCCACTGCCTGTGCTGACCTACGTTTCGTCATAAGTTCTCTCCCTATTGTTTCCTGTAATTCGTCCCATTTACTCATGTTATAGCATTATAAGTACTATAGTACTGGGAGTCAACTCTTCTTTCCTCTCCACCACTCAGCTTTTTTCTGTAACTCTACTAAATCTTCTGCGTGTGCGGCCAGCAGGGTGAGGGCATCAGCGATACGCTTCACGTCTTTAGCCAAATCTGTTAGTGCTGGTATTTTCATGGGAACCTCTTGTGTGTGTCGGTTTCAGGGCTGTACTCGCGGTACCAGTTGTCCACGCAGGTGATCTTGTCTGTTGGTGACGTGGTACAGTCGTATTGAACGGTGCGAACCCAGATGCCGTCGAGCCTCGGGTTAGCGCCATGCTCTACAATGCTTCGTAGGTAGGTGTCCATGGTATCATAGGTGGTGTACTTCGACTGCACAGTTACAAGGCGGCCAGTACACTCGATATCTAGCGTGCCCATCCACGCCTCCTGGTAAATGGCCTGGGCCTCGGGCGATAGCGCGCAACGCCCGATGAAAGCCGTGCGGTCACACCCAACTAGGAAAACCAGGGCAATCAATGTAATAAGTGTTTTCATGTTACTTTCCTTCTTTCTTCTTCTTCTTAGTCTTGGCGAATACACACGTATCAGTGCATACACACTTCTTACCGCTGACGCTACAGATAAACTCTTTCTTCTCACTCATACGTTTCCTAGCAACTCCAGAGCGTAATCGGGGTGGTTCTGACACTCCTCGCACCATTCGGTGAACGGGTGTTCATCTCTGTCTATATCCCCAGTCACGTACCGGCGCGGGTTAGGCACTCTAAAATGTGTAGGCAAGTCTGCGCAGGGGACATCCTCTTTGCCGCAGAAGTTGCGAGCAGCAACCCCCTTACCCGAATTAATGTGCAGTATGTGGCTCATAGCAGCCCCGTCAGGTAGGCACCCGCAAGCGCAACCACCAGCAAGCCCCAACCTAAGCCAATCATTAGGCTCGTGCGAAGAGGATTGCCTAGCTCGACAATCTCATCAGAGATAAGATACTCTTCCTCAATGAGTTGCTCTGTGGCTTCAACCATTGGCTCAGGGTCAAAGATGTCTACGTTCTCTGTAACAATGGTTTCCGTGTCCTCTTCTTCTACTCGGCCCCGAGCCTTCTCTGCCTCGATGAAGTTAGCTCCGTTGCCGTATCCCAGGTTGAAGCTGTCGTATAGGTCCACGATTTCCATTGGAACCATCGGGCCTCTAAGCTCACAGTCCACGTTCCTGCTCATAAACATGTTTCCAGCATCGTGCCTCGCCATCACAAACTCTCGTGGCTTCAGGCCAGCAATGTCTACATCAGCCGACACACCCGCAGCAACCATACCTGCGATCACTCGCTTTCGGTCCTTATCAGCAGTCATGCGGCCCACGAACCAAGTAGCACAGTTGCTCATGGCCTTGTAGTCGATGTCCACAGGGTTCTGGGTGGCGAGAATCAGGCCGACACCAAACGCTCGTGCTTGCTTCAGCAGGAGCATGATGGGTTCCTTCGTGGAAGGGTTAGCTGGGGCCGGTGGGAGCAGGCCAACGCACTCGTCGATTGCCAGCACCAGTCGAAGCGCATCGCTTCCCTTCTGTGCCTTGGTCCAGCGAAGCACTTCGTTCAGCAGGAAGCTGATAGCGAAGGCTTGTTCTCCCTCGTGAAGATGTGCGACAGAGTAAACCGTGATTCCCTTGTGAGTCACCAGGTTGTCAATGTCCAAGTCCATCCCGCGTCTCCAAGCCTTGAAGGTGTTAGAGACAAGCAGGTTGTTCAGCTTGCGAGCCAGGCTCAAGCGAGCCTTAGCAGGGAAAGCCGAATCCAGGGACAGCCCACCAAGCGTGTGAAGGTTGGGCTTGTGACAGGTCTGAACCAGGTTCTCCAGTGTGCGCTCTTCCAAAGAGTCCAAAACCGCAGACAGGTATGGGTGCGAGCTACCAGAGATAGGGTCTGGATCCTCTCCGACCATCGAAAGCAACGCAGCTACAACGCTTGAAGCTTTATCAGGATCCTCCAGGTCTGCCAGAACGTTCACTGCCTCGCCGTGAGTAGCTCCAGGGGTCAGGCATCGAACCTGCCACTTCACCTCTTGAAGTGCCACGTTCACCATATCTCCCTTGATATCCACCAGGATAACGGGAACCTCTGCGTGGTAGAGTTCTTCTACCATGCCCACCAGGAGTCCGGTCTTACCAGAGCCCGTGGAACCAAAGACAGCCGCGTGTGTGGTCAAGGCGTCATGGTTCAGTGTGAGAACGTCGTTGTGTGTGTTTCCTAATTCCATGTTGTTACTCTCTTCCTCCTTAGATATGACAGTCAATGACTGTGATAAGTGTGTCTGGGTGAAGGTTGTCCATCTGTGCTCGAAAGGCTCGTTCCCATTCTTTCTCTCCCGCGTTGCCGTGGGACGTGCCAAACCATCCCATTGACCCTATTTCGTGCCACCCGTTGTCGTTTAGTACTGCGAATGTAGGCTCTAACTTAGCCAAGTCAACGTCCTTAGCTGGGGACGAGTCCGCATGATTGCCGTCCTTTAGTGGGAGATAGTCCCCCCATCGTCCGCCTTCTTCGTACCAATCCCATTTGGCGTTGGTGTTACAGGTGCGTCCGTACCGACCGTCCTGCTCCTCGTAGCCCCAATAGCCTTCTGCGTACTCCTGAATGTTTTTGTAGTCCTCCTCGCTACCTCCTCTACCTAGAACAGTCAAGGGATAGTCCTTCCAAGCAGCCTCGACCTCCTCTGTCTCGTCTACAAACTCCAGAAACTCAGGGGGCACAGTATCCATATTGTTTTCCTGATAGGGTTCCATTCGCTCGTCAACGTTGTCTCCGATTACTAGTACGCAGAAGTGGCTCATATTACTCTCCTCCAAAGATGTTCTTGAACACGTTTCTCCAGCTAGGCGTGTTCTCCTCGATTTGTGCCTCTAAGGTGCCCCTCTTTGCGATGGCTCTTGCCTCGGCACATGCCGGGGGAGTTGCGTAGACAGGGCGCGGTGGATTGATCGTCGTTTCTTTACTCATCGAATGGCCTCCAGGTCTTGTGTTGAAATAGTAACTTTTCTTGTGTCGTCTAGGTCGTCCAGGTCAGGTGCGTTTAGTGCATCGTACAGGGACAACAGTTCAAATGTCTCTTCGTCCGTTAGACCACACACGTTCAGGATGGAGCGGTCACAGGGATCGCTAAGGTCCAGCTTGATACCGTTCAGGTCTTTCAAAAGCTTCTTGCTCAGTTCTATGTACCTCGACGCTTGCAGCGTTGTCAGCTTCTTGAGCATGTTTACTGTTTTTCTCATTTCTCTTCCTCGTCTTTCGGTTCGTTTAGGTTCAGTCTCTTTACAAAGTCCTCGGCCTCACCTTGGGTGGTGAAGCTCACCATTGACGCCATGCGTTGGGTTCGCTTGTCAAAAACGAAGTATGGCCCGTCCCCATGTACCTCGTAAGGCACGACTACCTCAGTGCTCCGAAGCCAATAGGTGCGTCGGGGTCAGCCTCGGGGTTGACCTGCTCGGGCAGAATATCAACGTTTTCGGGGCAATTCAGCTCTTGGCCAAGTGCCTCGAACGACGTTCCGTCTGGTAGCGTGATAGTAAAGCTGTTTCCAAACTCCACCACATCCTTTGCGACGAAGTGGTAGACCTCTCCGTTCTCTGGGTCAGTCCACGTAAACTTGTCGCCTGCGTTTAGGTCACTCATTTGCGGTCTCCTTGTCTATGGTGAACATCACCAGTTTTCTAAGTGTTTCTTGAAAGTTCTCTTTAGTGTGACGGATACCTTGATACATTCCCTCGGGAATGTCAACCGTGACCTTCACTTCATACTTCTTATCCTCGAATACAAATCGTCTCACTTCTTACCTGTCCTCTCTAATACATCTTTCTCTAAGGCAGCATAGTCCGCTGGGCTAAGTATCATCTCAAAGGTTTTAGCCTCTAAAGCGAACCTAATCTTGTCTGTTGCGTCCTTTACCTCTCTAATAACGTTACTTATGTTGGGCTGGCTGCTACTTAGCCTTCCTGTTTGCGTTCCTACAGAGCTGATACCATCAAAGATGTTACGTACATCATCTCCGACGCTACCAAGCAAGAACAAGGTCCAGTCGTCGCTCGCCAGGCAATCCTCACATACTGGTTTACCAGAGTGCTCTACATCAGCCGCAAACACCCAGTTGTGCCAGCCTTTCTCACCCACGCGCTTGCCACAGAACGCGGTCCTTGGGGTGGCCCAGTAGTCCTCAGAAGGGGCAATTGCATTCACTATGCACCTATGATCCAACTGCTCTCCTCTCTAAGAACGCTTCCCTTGTTTTGTAAAGTATTTCTGGGCTCCTGCAATGGTAGTCGGCCTCAAGCCTCCCACATGTGTAGCAGTAGATGGAGTTGTCCTCCATCACAACCATGCGATTGCCCAACGGCTCGTCGCAGTGGTCACACTTACTCATCAGTCGTCTCCTGAATGACGGTCTGCATCTCAAACGCGCGGATGTCTGGACACTCGAAGGCACAAAGCGTGTTGCTGCTGTACTCATCCATATCAGCGTCCTGAAACGCCAGTTGTACGGCGGCCTCGATGTTGTCAGCCTCATACATACGTGAGTTCATGTCAAAGTCTCCCTCGGGGAAGACTACATAGGTTTTTGTTTCTCCACTCATGTCAGCTCCTCTACTTCCTCTTCCTCGAACCATTCGTTGTACTCAGTGAGTAGATCCTCGTCGTCCATAGCATCTAGAAAACCTGTAGTGCTTTCATAGTAAAACTCTATGAGAGCATCCATGTCCAGAGATTCCGTCATGTCCTGGGCCAGCTTCTCTATAAGCTCGTCCCTTGTCACGACTTCACCTGTTCCTTAGCTAAAGCTTTAGCTAGGCGGGCACGCTGCTTCTTAGCACCGATGCCTTTGCCAAGCCTACGGTCTAACAGGGCGATCTTGTCCAGGGTGGACAGGCTGTCATACGCTTCTTGCCGCTCTTTCGCCTGGACGAAGCGGGTTCCATCTCTATCAGTTCGTTTCTTACTCATCTTCATATACCTTTCGGTTCCAATGTTGTTTAGTCTTGTTCGGCTAAGGCTATTAGCCCTAGCTCCTCTTCTTGTGTTACTCGTTCAAAATATATAGTAAATAGCTTTTTGTCTACACAGTCCCAGTTGTCATAGCTCCCTGTCGCGACCAGCCCATATTCGATTAGGGTGGGGCGGACTGTCGGCAACCTATCAAACACTTTTACAAAGGTTCCTACGGGGATCCTCATGTGAAGCTCTCTATAGGTGTTCCCTTCGTTTTCGCAGGGTTCTACTCTCCTTCTCTTGTAATATGCGTCTCGTGCTACCATTGTCAAGCCTCCTGCAACAGCAAAAAGCCTATTTCGTCTTGGTCTGTGATTAGGTCGTAGTTCTCCATCAATACATCTATATGTTCCTTCCAGTAGGTAATGTAGTCTGGGTCAGGTGCTCCACATCGACGCATCTCCGCCTGCACCAACCTCGTTCCAGCATAGCTGGAGCACCTCGTCCAGCCCGCATCTGCACCACTGTACTTCCTTACGTCATACACGTAATACGTGCTTGTGTTGTTCTTCAACCTCCAAAACTGTCCAACTTCTAGTTTCATACGCCCCCCAATAGTTGAAGAGGCAATTCTTCTTCCGACACTGGATGGTAGATGGTACAGAACACTGATAGTAGTTCATACATCTTATCTCCTTCCGGTAAAGTCTGTATGAGAACCTCGTCGGGGTGATGGCAGTCTATCACTCGGCATAGGCCCACATGATCTTCCTTCCAATAGGTTCCAAGCTCTGGCATTGTCAAGCTCTCTGAAGGAGTAATAGGCCAATTTCATCCTTATCAGTGATTTGATAATAATGCTCCTCTAATACGTCTATGTGCTCCTTCCAGTCCTGTATGTAGTCGGCGTCGTGCGGTCCTATCCTTTCTAGCCTAGCTGCTATGTGTTTTTTACCATACTCCGACGCTTCCCAAGTGTTGACCCAGCGGTCAATAGCATACACGTAATATGTGCTTGAGTCGTTATTCAACCTCCAAAACTGTCCTACTTCTAGTTTCATGCCGCTCCTAACAAGTGAAGGGGTATATCCTCCTCATCCACTGGGTCATAAAGGTTTGAGAATAGGTGTATCCATTCTAGATACTCCTCACCAGTATCAAGAGACACTAGCTCAATCTCTTTCCTGTCAAATCCGACGTGCAAAACCTGACAAAGGTTTCCGTCTCTGTCCAACCAATACGATCCATGCGCCGGGGGCGGCTCTTGCCAGTCATCTATACTCATCATGCCGCTCCTAACAGTGCCAGTGGCACTTCTTCAGGGTCTATTTGCTTTAGACGGTTAGCTCTCATCTCGTTGTAGTTGCAGATCAGCTCAGTACCCTCATTCAGCCTGAGGAGTCTAAACTTAGGGAAGGTGGTTCCTCCGATGCTAGGCCACGTTTCTGTAACCTCATACACGTAAACCTCTCCCTGCCAGAACGATCCCAGGGGCACTGTTTCATATAAGTAGTTCATCACACTTCTCCCAACAGTGCCAGGGGCACATCTTCAGGGTCTACAAGTTCTGCCTTTATTGCCAGGTCTGCTGCGTATGTCCAGAAGGAAAAACCTGTATCTAGACGACGCACTAACCCACCACACTTGTCCTCCGTTAGGACTACTTGAAAAAGGACTCGATTGTGGAGTCTTTCTCTCCAAAGTTGTCCTTTGACTAGTTCCATCACAAATCTCCCAACAGTATCATGCTCATCTCGCTCTCGTACACAACCTGCATACCATAGAACAGCAGATCCGACATTTCCAACGTGTACTTCTCTCCTGACTGAAGGTTTACGAGCCTGACCTTACGATCCTTCAGCTTCTCGACAACCTGATAGTACAGGGTTAGGTGGGGTGATAGATTTGGACGACGGTAATACGTACCAACTTCCATGCTTAGGTTAGGGTAACTCATCTTCCTCATCCCCCGTGAATACAAGGGTACTGCCCGAAGCCTCAGCCATAAAGATTTCTGGGGCTATGAAATGCAGGTCTTGTTCGACGGCCACATCATCCAGGTGCTCAGTAATCGCTGGGCGTGCTTCCCGCAGGCTATCCATTAGGTCCGAGGCCTCCTTTGCTCGCTTGGATAGCGCGCGGAAAGCTGTCATAGCCCCTCGCGACTCTTCCTCCCTTCCTTCTTTGCGCGCTTCACGCGCTTGGGTCATAGCCTTGTCTGCAAAGAACAAGAAGCGGTGAAACTCACGCCGCACCACTTCATAATCTGTCATTGTATCTTGTTCACCGAAAAGCATTTACTTCACCGCTTTCATAGTTTGTTGTGCGTGAGTTCGCACACGTCCAGCGTGTTCCACGTCTACCTTATCAGATAGTAGGTCAAGGCCTAGCTCATCAGACGCTAGGCAGTCAGGACAGAATCCCTCATCCTGTGCTCCATCCACCAACCAAAAGTGTAGGTGTAGAGCATAGTCAAAGGTGCTGCCGCAGTAAGTCTGAACATCATTGTAGGGATGGTCAGGCTTGGTAATGTGGTAGATAGTCATAGACTTAGAATATCCAATCCGAGTTCCGACGACGCCAAGCACTCAGGACAAATGTCCTCCTCGTACTCCGCTCCCATCTTTACATACCAACCGAAGGTATACATAGAATGTTGGTACGCGCCGCCGAAACTCTCAAAGGTTTCTCCACAATACGAGTAGTCGTAAGTGGTCTGGTGGTTCTTTCCTCCTTCATCAGTCCATTTGTATCGCGTATGTCTCTTACTGTTAGTAAGATGAATACGTATTCTCAGGGGTTTCCGGTACGACATACTCACCAAACCTCACTCCTACAAGTTTCTTGCTGTTCTTACGGTAGGTGAAGGTAACGCGCTCGCCGTCCTTGTCACGAACATCGTCCTTGTGAAGCCTCATACCTTCCTTGCTAGTAGCCTGCATACCGACGAACGCAACCTTAGTCATGTTTCGGATGTGACCTGCCGTTTCGTCATGGCCTCTACGACCGTGCTTGCCGCACGGCTCGCACCATCCACCATAGCTACCAGTAACGCGAAAGGCATTACCTCCGTCGTCCCAATCGTAGCGCACGACCCAATCACCGTCCACACGATCCGCAATCGCTGTGAATGACGTTGGTACATGTTTACGAGAAGTAGAGTCATACCTTGTGCCTGTCACAAGGTTGAAGGTGTAGCGTCCGTTATCCTCTTGACGGATAGCAAATGCCGTGTTTCGCTCGCCAATGTGACGGACCATATACTCACGCAGCTTGCGTGGGATCATGCCTTCTATAGACTTAGCAGCCTCTTTAGCCTCAGCGTCCTGCTTAGCTCTCATACGCAGGCTCTTCTTAGCCTCCACTTTTTGCTTGAGTGGGCCACCGATGTTACACAGAACAGTGTTCTGATAGACCGATGGTAGGCTGTAGGGGTTCGTCTCTCCGTCCACATGCTTGATAAAGCAATCCATGTATCCGAAACAAGTTTTCATGGGGTCAGTACCCAATAGGATTAGCCCGTCCGTCTCTTCCTTATCGGCAGAGCAGGTGGCAAACACTGACCCTAAGGTTCCATCCTCGTTCACTTTGACGGTGATCTGATGGTCGTCTCCAAACACACAGTCAATTCTTTGTCTTATTTCTGCATATTCCATCTTCGCTTCACTCCTGGTTTGTTGGTTTTATACTTCTGAAAGAGCCTCTAGGCCCTCTTCATACGCACTGTAAATAACATTTGATCTTAGGATTTCCAGAATACGATTGTATTCGATTTTACGATGTGCTAGCACACCCTTGGCAAACACCAAGCCATCTTCCTCGGCGTGTAGGCTAGGAGGATCTTCATACAGAGCCTCCCTGATGTCTCCAGCCGCTACTTCATACGAGATTATGAGTCTAATCATAGGTAGTATCCCTCCTCACCAGCGGTCGCAAGCAGCTTCAGCGCACAATCGCCGCAGTTGTTTGGCCGACGCTTCTTAGTGACCTTGATCCGCTCGCCTTCGATGGTATGCAGCGGAACCCTGTTCTCCTTGCTCCACATGTTGCCCTTGGCACACACATGTTTGTTGCGCATAGTAAAGTAGGTTTCGCCCTTCTCTCGAAAGACGGCATAGCCTAATCCATACTCATCTGCACACTGGTTCATACGATCCCTAGTCGTAAGGGTATCGTAGCCGCCAGTACGCAGGGTTACATATCCCTTTTCCCACGTAACAACGTCGGTCCAGTGATACCTGCAAACGCTCTCTCCGTCAGGATTGAGCACAACTTTGGTAGCACGCTTGGTGCTCCACCATTTCTTAGTCATTACGACGCTCCCAGTAACAGTAGTGGATAATCAGGGTGTGAAAAACATTTAGGGCACGGGACCTCTGAAGCAGGGTCAACCGGGTCCGTTGCTAGGTCGCCAATAAATACGTTGGCATCCATTTGTCGTTGTATAGGATCCAGTCCACACAGCGTCAGGGCGGCCCCCTTATTCCAGTCAACCAAACTGGTATAAGGGGACAGATGCAACACTTGCATCTCCGCCTTCGCCATTTCTAACCAACCTCAACCAGGTCGTCAACGATTTTGACTACCTTGCAGAAATCTGGAACCTCGTTCACCTTACAGGCATGATGCCCGACCAGACAAACGATTAGCTGTACGCCTCTTGGCATTGGCTCCTCGGGCCACGGTGTATATCCATCCGTGAACAGCACGATAACATCGGGCGGTGGACGCAGGTCCAACGCAGCTTTGATACCGACGCGCATATCCGTACCACCACCACCATACATATCAATGTTTCTGACATTTTGGACGGTTTGACCCTTGTCCGCAGCAGCATCGCAGTTGATAAACGTGATAGGGGTTTGAATAGCCTTTAGAAAGCCTTTAGTCTCTTCCATAGACGCCACAATAGCATCCTTACCCATAGAGCCAGACGTATCCTGCACGATGGCTGCATGGGGGGTAGAGTTGTGGTGCGACGGTAGAATCACCTTATGGCCCAGGCTTGCGCTTCGACGGCTCAAACGTCTGTAAGAGCGCAGGCTGTCACCAGGAACGGTGTGCATAGACCGGGAGAGAACCTTTCGCAGTTCCGACTTCCAGTTATACTTGGGCACTCCGAGTTCATCGTCAGCCCACATCTTCCAGCCACCAGGCAGATTGCCACGGTTCTTGACGGCTTCCTGGATCTCCTTAGCTACTTCTTTACGAATCATCCGAGCTTCAACCTCGCTCAGACCAGTAGAAGCATTATCAGGACCAGGCTCGCCATCCTCGTACCCACGTTCGATTCCATCGGCACCGCTACCGCTGCCAGACTTACCGAATTGGCCACCGTTCTTGCCAGTGCCTTTGCAATCGGGACACGGCTTGCCCGTTCCCTTGCTGCTACAGCTTTTGCTACCAGCGCCAGAGCCTTGGCCTTCTTCCGTGCCTTCGCCTCCACCGCCACCGTCGCCAGCCTCGTCGCCTTCTCCATCTCCAGCGCCTTCAGCGCCGTCGCCTTCTTCGTCGCCCTTGTCGCCCTTATCGCCCTTGTCTCCTGGATCCTCGCCAGTGCCATCGCAATTCGGACACTTGTTTTTCTCTTCCTCTTCTTGTTGCTTCACTTTCAGACGGTTGTAATACTCTTCTGTGAGCTTACCATCTTCGAAGCCTTCCGACTGTGGAAGTAGGACGCCAGTCTTAGTGGGCAGATCAATCTCAGTCTGCACGGGTGGCAGACAAAGCTTGTTAGGAACCTTGGGCGCGTTCTGGAACACTTCAATCAACCCATCGTTGATCTCCATATCAGCAGCCACGTTCCAAATGTATGCTAGATTACCGTCTAGCACATCATTGTTCTTAGCTCGCTCGTGATGCGATCGGAGTAGATGCCACGCCTCGTGACAGATAACACCACCGATGTATGCAATAGGGTGATGCTTCTCCGACCCACAGGACGTGCAGGGGTTCGACGCGGAAACTTCACTTGCCATCTTGCGGCAACTGTCGAGAAACTCAGGGTTCACATAGCACCTAAAGTACTTGTCAACTGCCATAGTGGGCACGCGGTCAGTAAAGACGACGTGCAGGCCTCGGATTGCGGGAGCACACAAAGACATAGTGGTGCTAGCTGCGACGATCGCGCTACGCCAAATAGTCTCGTGATTCTCGACCACTTCTGCAACCTTACGGTCGCTTACATTTTTACGTTTTGCCATGATACTTTCCTAGGTTGTGTTAGAAAGCGCCCCTCCCCCACCATTGAGGGAGAGGCTTTGGATATTGAGATGACTAATCTAAGATAATACTTGTTTAGGAAGGAAGCAACCCTGCATTACGCAGAATCTCAATGACCTTCTTAGTCTCGGGTGGACGCTTTGCGCCAGGAACGATGTTCTTAGCCAAGTGCTTAGCAGCGCTCATGCCCACATCATTCTCTTCGATGAACACAGGCCCAACGATGGCCCATGCGGTTTCCCATCGCTTGATCTTGTCCTTGTGATCCTGACACGCTGCGACTGCCACAGCCTCAAGAGTAACCGCACGCTGATCGTGCCGCTTAGGAAGCTTTTTGAGAGCCTTATCAGCATCCTTGAGGAGTTCCTCAGGGTCGGGGAGATTCATGTTGATAACCCACTGCATGAAAGACTCAGCAGCACCGGCACCTACACAACCCTCCACCGCAAGGTGAGAGAGATCCGACTCTTTACGCTCACCAAGAGCCATAGTGGCAGCAAGCAGGCGAGCAGCAGTCTCCCACGAACGGGGCGACGGCCAAGCCTTAGAGACTTCGTGCTCCGGGGGTTCCTCTAGGATTTGCCCAGGGTTACGACGACAGTAGGACACGACAAGAGATCGGGCAACATGCCCAAACTTCTCTTCCCAACCCTTTGGCAGAATCTCCACATCGACTGCTAGGCCTTTACCGCCAAGCATATAGTCGAACCACGGTGCCGCTTGCAGCTGCCATTGCAGCATACACAGGCGGTTGACTGACGCGATCCCCAGACCACGCCCATTAGACGCTTGGTTTTCGGGGTTCATCATTCCCATGATAGCGACCGAGTTGGGGAGAACATTCTCACCAATCACACCACCCTGGAAAACATTTAGGGTAGCAGCTTCGACGGCTGGACTAACAGATCCAAACTCATCGAACGCTAGCACGCCAGCGCCAGCCTTGACGATCTGTGAACCAATCTTCAAGGGAAAGAAGGCCGTTATACGTTCTTCCATGATAGGCACAGGCAGCCCCATGATATCCTCAGCCTGAATCTGTGGCGCAGAATAGATTTCATAGGGGAATTCGATCTTCAGCCTCTCAGACAACTCCGTGCAAATAGCTTTGACGCCCGCCGTCTTGGCGATGCCAGGTGAACCAACGAGCATAGGCACGACTCGCTCACCACCTTGCATACCCATCTGCAAGCAGATCGAGAGCAGTCGAACGCTCGTCCGAGTGTTTCCATCATTGATATTCATTTGTTGACTCCGTTTACTTGGTTGTTGTTGGTTACTTAGTTATTGGTGGTGCATACTGGAACGCCGTGCGCGACCAGTAGCGTGCTCGTTCCTCGTCCTTACGTTCTACCGCAGACGCAAGGAAGGTCAAACAGGTTTCGTACAGTTGTGTGTTGTCACATACAATTGGACGCTGCTTTTCAAACTGTGCGCGCTCTTTGTCCTTGCGCGCTTGAATGAGGCTGTCGAGATATCGACGGACCATAGGGTCAGGTTTGGTTTTCTCAGTCTTTATCATTGTTCAACTCCTCTATGATCTTCTCGACTCCTCGCGTCAGGTGATACCTGTTACTCCCACGGTCTAGAAACTCTACAAAAGCTTTATAACACTCATCAGACCTTCCACCATTACCACGCCTCTTGCCTTTCAGGATGGGAAACTCATGTATTGTGCTGTTCTCCTGTTTAGCCCAGTGGACCTTAGCTGCAAGGTCATCGCCATCTAGAGCCTTCTCAAATTCGACAAGGACAGCTTTGTATGCGTTTAGTGCTTCAGTCATCAGTCCTCCAATGCGTTGAGGGCTGCCAGGCCCGCGGTTGATTGCGTCTCGGCCAAACGATCGCGGAGATCATCCAGTCGAGTGTCAAGCGCCGACTCGAAAAGCTCTAGCTTAGCCACTTGGGCAGTTGCGATCTCGGTTTGCGTGTCCAAAGCCTTATGACCGAGAGGCTTAGCGTCTTTACCCTTAGGGGCGATGGTCTTGCCTACAGCGTCACACACTCTGTCACACTCAGCGACAAAGTTATCAATCAGGATCTCGACGGCTGCTTGCGATGCAACCTCTGGCTTGAGGATAACGCGCCCGCCTTGCTCGACACGGGTGCGAGTGACAGTAGCCTCGCCAACCGCTAGCTTGGAGCTATAGCTGTGCGACACTTCCTCTAAAGCTTTACTGACCTTGACCATACGGTTGAGAGCCTCACCCTTTAGGATGTAATAGCTACCACCACGCGCACGGGTTGCAACACCATTGCACCACGGTACGACGGTTTGCGAAAACCAGATGGACAGGTCTTGGCTACACTTGAACACGCCTTGCCACTCAGCAAAGCTAGCCTTCACGTCCTTAGCTCTTGGATGGTCCCACGGTGTGACATCCACATACGGAATATCATTCACCTTTTTGACGCGACACGTCAATTCGATGCTGTGTGCTCGCTTCGTGTTCTGGTGTAGCTGGTTATCCTCTAGCTCCAGCTCGTTCTTATCCTCGAACACAAGCGACCAGCCCTTGCCCTTAGGCAACGGACGAACCAGCGTGCGGCTATTGTCCTTGATAGCCTGCATCGCACGCTCTAAACATTTATTAGCAGTTGGCTCCTTGGGCCACTTCTCCTCTGGCACGCCAGCAGTCTTTAGTGCTTTGTGGAAATCCTCCACTTGCACGGTTGACGCCCAGCCTACCGGCTTGGCTTCGACGAACGCAACACGCTCATCAGTGAGATCGAAATCTTCGATGGTGATTACTTTGGTCATTGTTTAGTTCTCCTCTGACGGAACATAGTCAGCCTCGGCTGACCATTCGGATTTGTCTTGTACCTCACAAAAGTCTGTGTCGTACTCCTCACCAAGTCCCTTAGCGACTTGGGCAATAGCTTCTTCTTCGCTTCGTGCTTTGATACTGACGGTCGTTACATGCGTCTCGTATCTGTATACTGAGTAGATCTGCAACTCAGGCAGATCCTCTTCTTTGTAATACGCCTCACATCCACAGGTGCGACGTTCGGGGCCGAAAGCTGCAACGGTGTCGATAGCGTCCGCTTCAGTTTCGCAATCGAAATCCGGTGCCCATTCAGTCGAACAGCCATCCTCATTAGGCACGCCATCGACGGCCCTAGTGTAAACTCTAAATACTTTGGTCATTGGTTGCTCCTGTTGTGGTTGGTGGGGCGCGGTCGATTATCTAGCAGCTACCGACCCAGGTCAAGTTAGCTACTTCACTGTCTAGCCACTCTCTGAATTTGGCTACCACGGTATACAACCCGCCTTGCCCACAATAGTCGAGCATATCATCAGGTTGTGGAAATACTGGTAGGGCCGACCGGGTTACTCCTACAAGGTTGCCAGCTTGGTACATAGGACCACCGCTGTCTCCAAAGCAGGAATCAGGGCCTTGACCTGCCATGATTGAGTTAGGAGCCCAGAAAGCCTCAATAAAGATGTTTGCCTCACGAAGAATTCCACTCACACCAAATTCATCCATGCCATAGCCTTGGATCAACGCCGCTCCGTATGTAGGCACGCCTAAGGTTGCAATATCAATAGGCAATTCGCCATCGAGAAACATTAGCGCGAGATCATTGGTTAGAGTAGAGAGATCGAAATCAGGGTGTGGCACATACAATATATTACTTCGTACCACATCACCTACCTGGATGTAGGCACGATTACCACAATGCGCAGCCGTTAGGACTACACCAGGGGCGATGTAAGTGCCTGTGCAACCACCTTCTGCAATCTCAACAGTGCTATGTATAGGCCCAAGGGTTACATCGCGACCCTGAACGATAGATTCACACGCGCTACCTACAGTTGTGAACTGGGGATCTTCTATTAGATCTCCACACGCACCTACACTCAGCGCCAGTGCTATTAGAATACAGTTTTTCATTAGCTGGTACGTACTCCATACAGTC